CATGGGTGGAAGAATAGAGCCCCTCCGGTGTAAGTGCAGGAACTGTCACCCAGCGTGGTCTCGGCAAGGTTCCTGCATTCCTTCTGTAGGAACGTGTTGTACCGCTGAACTTTCCTCCAGAGAAGGGGGCATGGCACACTATGATGACTTGCTCTTGCGACTCCTCCTTGCCGTTGACGCTGGTGTGGAGATTTATGCGTTCTCCGATAAACGGATAGCAGTTTCCGTCTGGCATCCTGACCATCGGTACAAATTCATCCCCGGTGGATATGTCTTCCGATTCGTCAATGCCATCGACCGTTCTATCAAACTTGAACGCGTCGGAGCCTGACTTGACGACAGTCTTTTTCGTATCATCGGAGTATCGCGTGTAAATTCCCGTGCCTTCATCAACATCAAGCAGGTCGGATGCAGCGGAATTCTCCTTTTGGAACTTCTCCATTGTTTCGGCTATCGGCTCGGCGCCTTCTATGGAGGTCTTGACGGAAATGGTAAGTTTTTTTGCTTCGGGGAACGACATTTCCGCATCGCCTATGACGTACTCAGACAAGTCCAAATCAGGATTGTACCCGGAGGCGAGCATTAGACACCCCTCCCTTATCCGGAGTCGGACTCTGTTGCCGCTGATGAACACACCAACGCTGAACTTGTCTTTGAGGAATGCAAGAAAATCACCGACGGTGACATCCGGAACGAGGTCCGAATATGTGGCTATAGGGTATGTACCCTCGGCCGAAAGATAAGTGTCCGAGCAGTTGTTAAGAAGCACAAGCTGCGACAATATGCTGGACTCAAGATCGTTCTGCTCAACCTCGTATCCGCTCAGCTCAAAAATTGCCCTTGCGACATACGAGAGCTTCAGAAATGGAGTGATGCCGTAGTAATCAGGGACCGTCACCTTTTCCGAACCGTCTGACTTCTGCAAGATTTCGCGTCCCTGGTAGACAAATCCATTTTTGTTTGAATTCACCTCATTGAGGAAATGATATAATTCTCCGTCTTTTACGACTACGGGAAATACTGCAAGCTCCGGGAACATTGACAGGTAAAAACTGGAGTATGGATTTGAGCTATCCTGCGTGTAGATGGTCCACAGGAATTCCAGAGCTGACATGTAATCTGATTTCGATGCACCGACCGTTATGGCCTTGGAGCTGAAAACTTCTCGCATCGAGCGCTTCTTCAGAGCGGAAAACGTTTCACTTTCATCTAACAGCAGAGATACGTTCACTCCGGAGGATTTTGAAAGACCGGTGGCAAGGAGTGTACACCGTTTCTGCATAAACGGGCCTTTGAGCAGCGCGGGAAACTTGCGGACAAATCGCGTCGAGCGTGTGGGGCGTTCAGGATTCCCGAGAATTGTAAGATTCTCCGGAGTTGCTGGGATTTCGGAAGGAAAAGTGTATGATCCTTCATCGGAGAAGAACGGGTTTGTCTTTTTGACTTCCATGGTGAAACCCTCCTTGAGAGTGAGTTCACCTTTGTTAAGTTCTATTTTCATATATGTCAGTGTCTGAGTGATGATTCGCGGAGAAGATCGTCCATAAGGTCCTGCTGCGCCTGAAGCTCGGAGAGGACAACGTATGCTTTTGCGGGCTGTTCCTGCTTGCGAACAACGGCAGCGAGAATGTTGCTGAGTATGCGGTCGGTGTTGGAGGACTGGCCGGGAACGCCTGCGTAGCCACCTTCGGCATAGCCGGGAAGCGCATTTGAGGAGGTCCTGCGGCGTCGTCGGCTCTCAATTGCGGCCACCATTGATGCAACGGAAGGATCGGACATCTCTGGCTGTGGAACTACATATTCACCACGATGGACGACGCCAGCTACTTCCAAACGGCCGCCCGCTCCTGTGTAGCCACCCTCGGAGTAGCCGTTGACCTTCCTGACGAGGGTGGTGCCGGACGAGGCGGAGGATGTTGCCGTTGTGTTTTTGATAGCGTTGCGCTGGGCTACGATTGACGCTATTTCTGCACCGGTTGTCACGGCAACGAGCGCGGCTGCCACGGCACCGGCAATTGGGCCTAGTTGGGAGAAGCACTGGATGGCGGCAAGGGCTCCTCCGGCGATTGCCTTGGCTATGCTGATGGCCATGTCGGCATCGGCATACTTCTTCTGGGTGTCGAGCTTCTTAGCCTCGTATTCCTCCTCAATCCTGGTACGTTCATCGGCGTTGTTCCCGGCGGCGGAGAGTTCGGCCTGCATCTGGGCTTCGAGGGTTTCGAGTTCTGCGGAACGAATTGAGTCGAGAGCGCCGGAAAGACTATTGAGCAGGGTCTGCGCTGTCGTAAGCCCTTCCTCTACGCCCGCGGCTTGAATCCCAAGTATTTCCGACGTGTGCTTCTTGTGGAGTTCCTTCTTGCGTGCAAGGAATTCTTCTTCTGAGATGAGCAGAAGATCGTGCTGTTGGTTCAGTTCTTCGAGCTCTGTCTTATATTCGGAATTCGATTTGTCAATCTTGGCCTGCCTGGACGTTGCGTTCTTGCGGGCTTTCTCAAACAAACCGGCAATGTCAGTGAGCTGCGAGTCGGAATCGTTTCCGATGCTGTCGTTTATCTCTTTCTCCATGTCGTCCAGCATCTTCTGGATTGCGGCGTCCTGTTCTGTTGTCAGTTTCTTAATGTATTCCGTCCAGCTTTCTCCGGATTTTTTCAGAGCCTCATCTATCCTGTTCTGAACAGCTATGAGCTTGTCGGCAATCTGACTTTCCAGGGTCACGGTGTCTTTCCCATACTTCTTCATCACCTCGACCTTGCTCTGCATCAGCTGAATCTGAAGCATTTCGGACTGCGCGGCATACTGCTCCTCGGTAATCTTGCCGTCAATGAGCTGCTTCTTGAGCTTGAGGTTCATCTGATTGTAGAGAGTTTCGACGTCGGCAATGGCATCATCATAGATTTTCTTCTCGGCAGCTGCGTTTTCGGACTCGATGGTGTTAATGAGAGTTCCGCGCTTGCGGGCGTAGGCGGCCATATTGGCCGTGTAGTCCTGGTCTGCTTGAAGATATTTCTTCCTGGCATTGACATACGCTTCTACCATCTGGTCGTTCCCGAGGTCGTATTGGCGGAGGTTAGAGGCGAGTTTTTTGATGTTTTCGTCAGCACCATTTATAATGGCCATTATCTTATGATACTTTTTTGTTTCATCCTCGTTCTGGACTCCATATTGTGCCATGTTAGCCAAGGCCTTTTCTGATTCCTCCCTGTCTTTGAGCGCCTGATTATATTCTTGCGCCGCCTGAATGTTGGCACGATTTGCCTCGTAGTTGTCAATAACGCCTTTCAGTTCCTCTTCATTCAGTCCCATGCGCTGCATAAGGATTTTTTGTGTGGCAGTAAGTTCCTGATTGGCTATGTCCTGACGGGTTTTCTTCAGATTGTTTTCAATTTCCTCTATCTTCTGGAGCGCGGCAAGGCGTTCGGCTGCGGATTTGGAACTGTCGTTCATGATTTCCCGCTGCTTATTGATTTCTGTCTGCGACGAGATTTCGGCAATGGATAACGAGTTGTTCCGCTCGAACAATTCATCCATAAGTTCGGAAGCCTCCTTTGCGGCCTCAAAAGCATCTCGGATTGACCCCTTGACAGTGTCGCTGCCTGTGCTTATATTCACGACAAATTGACTCCAGGCGGCATTCATTCCGGCAGTAAAGTGTGCCCATTTATCACCCCAAACCTGAGTTTGTTCGGTCATCTGGCGAAAACCATTTTGGAAAACCTTAAAAACACCGACGGCCGCTGCCATTATTCCCGGTGCGGTTTTAAGGTTATCGAGCATCTTATTGAATGACAACATCGGCTCCTTGATGCCCTTGACTCCGAATGCCACATCCTTCATCCTCTTCTCCGTGGCAACGAGTTCCTTGTTATATTTCTCCCAAAGCTTAGGATTGGCTTCCTTGCTCATCGAGTAGAGGGCGGAACGCAGCTGCTTGGCATGGATTGACAGCTGCTTCATCGACATTTGGTTGATGCCGAGGGCGGACGAATACTTCTCCGACTGCTTTGTCATCGCCTTGAGTTCGGACTTGGCATCCTTCAGGTTGCTTTCAAGCGCCTTGAACTCCTCGGAACTTTCTTCTCCTCGGGCGCGGAGTTGCGACATCTTCTCGGCTGTGGAGGCAATAGTGTCACGCAGGTTAGCGCATTCTGCCTCCGAGTCCTTCAGGCCCTGACGGAACGCGGCTTCGTCCTCCGGGTCGAGGTCAATCTTCGCGACAAATCTCACTACTTCATTTTCTATTGTGGCCATAATCTTCTGATTTTTCGGCAAAAGTAGGCCACCATCGGGCATAAAAAAAGGACAGCCGAAGCTGTCCGATTCAGAGTTCTTAATGTGGGGCTATCAGTCTTTTAAGTAGATGAAATAAAAAAGCAAGTCAAACGGCAATACAATCAAGAGAGCGACGAGAAATGTCGAAATGCCGTCAGCAAGCGCAACTAAAAGAAAGATGGCACTAATTATCAGAATAATCGTGGCTATCACTTTACATATCTTCTTCTCTGTGTCCCAAGTAATCATATCGCAATCATTTAAAAGTTTCACTTATCGCCTTGACCATCTGGCCGGGGATGACCTTGTTGAGAGTCTTCCAGACGTCGGCCTTGAGGTAGCCATAGACATACTTGTTGTAGATGGCGGCATAGCGCTTCTTGCGGCGGCCGTTCGGTCCTTTCTTCATGTCGAGGAAACGGATGTGCAGAGGGTAGTTCATCGTCACTTCCAGTCCGTTCACCTGAGGAGAACCGTGGAGCGCCGTGGAGAGCACTCCGGTGCGGTTGCGGTAGGTGGCATCGAAGATGTTGACCTGTCGGTTCAGCAACTTGCGACCCTGGCCTTCGAGATAGCTTCCGAGTTCGTGTTTGAGTTCGTCAGTAAACATTTCGTTCATAAGTTTCGACCGCATCTCAGATGCGGCCATATTCTATGTATGGGTCAAGCGTTCCCTCGCGCTTCTTCCTCAGAAAAAGACCGGCATCGGCGATTGCTCCCCGCGTCTCCGCCATTTCAGCTGCGTTGAAAAGAAGGTCGGTGAGGGCGCGGTGCTTCGCGTATTCCGGTGTCTGGACAATCATGAAGCCGAGCGCATCGGCAACCGTGGTGTAGAAAGATGCGAGCATCTCGGAGTGTGGTCCCTCAAGGAGTTCGAGGTTGTTGAAGAGAACGTCAATGAGTTCCGAGAAAAACGCGTTACAGGAATACTTCCCATCGTTCTGCCGTATTCCTTTCCAGAGGATGTATTCCGGGTCGTCCTTCACCCGCTCAGTGAGCTCGTCCTGCACGTTGTCTTCCGAACAGCAGAATTCTTCGGCAATCTTGCTGATTTCCTCGTCTGAAGGCAGACTTATTTCGAGCCTTCTGTATGCGTCGATATACTTATTTTCCATTTCGTTCCAAATTTAGCGATTATTAGTAAAATGACAAACGCGGCTAGCCCTTGCATTGCCGAACTCGACCGCCCTCCGGATGTCGAGTTCAGCCGAAAGCCGCGCCTTCTGTTCGCAGGACATGCGCGAGATTGTCTGGAGCATCGTCATAAGCTCCGAGAAGTAGCGGCTGTCAATCGCGAGCTCGCCGCGTCTGGAAAGAATGGAAACTGTTGTGGAAAGGTTGCTGATGGCCTCGTCAGTAGCCTCCTTGATGCCGTCGAGAAAGGCTTCGCTTCCTTCGAGGACTTTTGTTGAAAATGTGTTTGAAGTCATAGTAACACATAAATTAAAAAAGGTCTCAATCCTAAGGGAGTGACTTCTTACATAACCACATTGCTGCGAATTTGTAGCGTGTATGCTTTCACATACAACTCTCCCGGTATTGAGACCCAAAAATCTATTTTCTGTTGGAAGTTATCCGCAGCCAAATAGAATTTGGTTTGTTTATTATGTTAAGAAGTCGCTGCAAAGGTACTAAGATTTTCTTTTTCTGCAAAAGTTTTTGCAGAATTTGCAAATTTTGTGGGTAACTTTACGGTCAAATCGAGAACATCTTATGGAAGACGAGAAGAAATTACCGGAAAACTTCAACCCGGGCGACGGGCGCAGCAGAGACCCTAAACCAGAGAGCAGGGACACGCTAAAGCCAAAACGCTGAGCAGAATGACTCCTGCAATGGTTCCCCCGACAAGGATTCTGACGGTGAGTCGATAGATACGAACGATCTCCGACAACCGCCTGGTGTTTTCGTCCGAATCGCACTGCAAATCGAACAGGAGGTTCCGAATCAGGGCATCCGACTGATTACTGCACGTAATCAGATATTTGAGTCGTGCCTTGCTTAGACATGAGGTCGGCTCCAGCCCCGGAAGATACCAATCCCGCTTGAAAAGTCCGCCAAGGATGATTACAAGAGATGTCGTCAATGAAAGCGCGAGTCCATAGACCGTCATTATCATCTGAAGATTCCATCCGTTCGGAATCTGTGCAACAATGGCAGCAACAAGCGACATTGATGCCGCCACCGTCCATCCGAGCAATGTAGTGCAAAGTTTCTTTACATTGTTGTAGTTGGCATAGAGACTCTCTGATGCCTGCCGCGCAAGGTCAAGTGCCACCTCAAGACAACGAGGGTCGAGTTCCTTCGGAATGCTGTCATAGAACTCCGTCGCGTGCTTCATGTCTTCTTTAGTTTTCATTTTCAGCATTTTTTACAAAGTTAGCATTTCCCAGACCTCACACGATGTCCACGCCCTCGATGTCAAACTCCATGGTCCAGCCGAACGAGTTAGCGAGTTCCCTCGACGAGAACGGGGAGATGGTGGTGGGGAACACGAGCCAGTGTGTCTGGTCGGAATCACGCCAGTCGTTCCGCATTGCCCGCCTGATTGCTGTGAGGATGTCGAGGCATTTCTGCTGAAGCAGCGCCTCGTTCACCCAGTCCTCGTCGGAAGGATGGGGCGCGGCCACCGTTACGGCAAAGTGGAGCGTGTCCTTCTTGCAGTCAGTGGTGTTAATTGTCGAGGTGATGTTGGCATAATCAATGAGCAGATAGATGCCTGTAATGCTGGAAATCCGGCGGCGGAGCGATTCGTTATTGATGCCGAAAAGGTAGTCCGTGACGGCGTCGATGCGGCGTTCCGAACGCTCGGAAAGGATTTCCTTCTTCAGGCGGGCATAGTCGTCTCCGCCGTTATAGAGGAAGAAGTTTTGTAGGGCGCGGAGCGGAACGAATGTCGCGAAATATTTGAGGGTGTCAAGTATCATCTCAGTACTGTTGCTATTTGCGCGGCCGTCAGATGCGTCCGGTCGCAGATTTCGGTGATTTTCATCTTCATCCCGTGCATTTCCCGGATTCCGGAACATGTGACCGCAAGCTGTATGTCCAGGTAGGAGAACAGCGGAAGGCGGCCTATCTCCTCGACGGAGCCGAACCCGGCCTTGGAAAGCTGGTACATCGTGCCTTCCGGGCCGATGAGTACGGGCCCATCGGACGTGCGGAATGTCGTATGGAAAAGTATATCGTATTTCGGAAGGCGCTGAATCCATTCGAGTATTCCCCGGAAGTTGACGTATATCGCCAGTTTCTTCTCTATGGAAAATTCCCGGAGCTTGACTTTTCGGACATTCTCGGCCGAATACGGGGCTCTGGAATAGAGCGTGGCCACAAGTTTGTCGAGGGCTTCCGGGGACTGCGTCCTGGAGTAGTGGGTCAGGAGGGAAATGGCATCGATGTACCTTTCCGCTGTGATGTCGGTGTCAACGACCCCGTCGCGGATGCTAAAGAGATAGCCACGATAGTCGCCCACTTTAGGGAGCATATTTTCTGACATCACGACCTTTGCATCGAGCGTGCGGCGTCCGTCATCCTCCGTGATCTCATAGAAGTCCAGAGATTCGCTGATTCGGAAAAGGTTCTCATACAGTGTCTCTGAAACCTTGGTCTTCTTGAGATTCAGAAGCAGCACGGCCGCGACAATGCGGAGCCTGAGTTCGTTGAAGTCGATTTTCCCCTGCTCGAACAGGGCGAGTGCGGCTGCTGCCTTGACAAAGCGCTTGCCGTCAAGCTCCGCCCAGCGGCATGGCACCTGATAATCGTTATGAAGTTTCAGCCCTACCATATTACATATAGAAGAATTTGTTTTCCTCTGCATTCACGGCACCACCGGACACATTGCCTCCGGTAGCAGACTTCACTGCGGACTCGACCATCTTCATCCAGGAATTCACCTTTGACATCAGATCGGCGTGCAGACGGTCGCGGGTCTGAGGATCGCTGCCCTTGGTGTATTCGTGGTTGAAGTCGTAGCGGATTGAACGCGGAAGCTCGGTAACATCGAATTTCAGCACGGCCTCGGCCATCGTCCAGTAGCAAAGAATCCGCTTGCAGCGCTCCATCAGAGCTTCGTCCGGAACGAGCTTTCCGAGAACGGGCCGGATGTTTTCGCTCCAGATAGTCCGGAGCAGGAACAGGACCTTAGAGTAGAAGTAGGAGGAGCGGTCGATGCCGTAGTAGCCATCAAATTCGGCTGCGTTCTTCACAGGCAGGCTCTCGCGGATCTTGCAGAGCTGGCTTTCCTTCCATTCCGGAACATTGTCGGCGTTTTCGTCGAGCCAGTCAAGGAGTTCGTCCATCGCCGACCAAAACGCCTCGATGTGGTGTTCCTTAATTTCCTCGTGCTGGTACTTGTAGAATTTTGCTTCGGTGTTGTTCTTCTTGGTGGAAAGAAAAATCTGGTAACGGTAGAGCGCGGAGGTGGCGACGGCAGTCTTGAGCATCTCGTTGCCGTAAGAGTAGAGGTCGAGGTCCTCGGAGAGTTTCTGGAACACGGCCTTTCCGATGATGGAAGCAATGGACGTGGATGCGGAACGTATGGACGGACGCAACTGTTCAAGCGTGGTGTCGGCTTCAAGCCCATCGACGTATGAGCGGAAATCCGCTATATCCTTGAATATTTCTTCTGTCTTCATGGCTTTCTATTCGAGTGAATTTTGGATTCTCTGAGAAGGGGCGGTCTCTTCCTGACGGTGGATTACCGGGCGGTAGAAGCCGAGGCGGATTCCTCTCTTGTACTGCGCCGGGAAATTGAGCCTTATGGCATAGTTTACGTCGGCACATACAACCTGCTCAGGAATGGCCTGCTGGCTCAAATATATAAGATAGTTATAGTAGGCGTCGGAGCCGGACTTGGAGATGACTCCGTCGGCACTGACGTTGGAGATGGAACTGTCGAGGCCGCGAGCCGAAAGCAGCACCATGTCGGCGCGTTTGTCGTAGCTGATGACCGCCTCGACGTATTCCTTAAACTTCTGAGGAATTTCCTCTATCTTCCAGCTTTCGGTCTGCCCCATCTCGTTGACGTATCCCTTCGACGCGTAGGTCTTACCCTGATTCTTGCCACGTCCGGAAAGGAATTCGGTGAAGTTCTTCAGCGTAAGGGAGGTGAACCGGTCGATGAGGGATTTGTCGTATTCCTCCGGAATCTCGATCTCGTATTTGTCAGCCACCTTGATTTTTAGCTTCTGTTCGCCCTTTGCCACGCTCTGAGCCGATTTGTCACAAAGGTCGCGCAGCCATTCCTCGTGTTCCTTATACCAGGCGTTTGGAATGATGATGTGGAGTCGTGCGGAAAGTGCGTTTTCCAGGAAGGAGTTGATGTAGTCCGGAGTGGCGTTACAGCCGCGAATCCATGACTTCACACCCTTAAAAAATACGTTTGAGGAGTAGATGGATTCTCCGTAGGTAGGATTCTTCGAGTAGGATATGGCAGAGTTCTTTGTAAGCGGATCCACTTTAGAGAAGCGCGGATAGACATTGAACTCCTGAATGTTGGATGTCTCCCAGTTGCCGACCATCACGTGCGTCAGCTCCCTGTCTTCGATGTCGGTGCGCCCGGCAAGCGACTTTTTTGTACAGAAGCGGCAGCGCAGTTCATCGACGTGTTCAAGGCCGGCAACCGGAGGTATCCCTTGCATCTTTGCCCTCTGGCCGAGTGTCAGCTTCCATTTGCTGAATATGCCCTCGGAGTAGTAGAACGAGCGGATTGCCTTGTTGATGTAGGTGAGAAAATCGTCCTGAAGGCCGTTCTCCGCCCAGCTGTCAAGCCACTCCTCAATGTCGCGGTCGTGTATATAGCTGCGGCTTATAGTTCCATCCTCAAGGATGTTGTCAATGTAGAGCATCGGGCCGTTGCCGTATAGGAAACGAACCTGTTTCTCGATGAGTTCGGGAAGAAGTCTATTGCCGGAAATCATGTTCTTTGCCGTGTTCGGGTCAAGATTGTCCTCTCCTGCCGGCCATACATTATAGCCAGAGACTGTGAGCGCAGAGAGAATCGCCGGACGTTCATCCGTTCCGAGCTTTCGGGATTCGTCAGCGAGGAACATTGGAGCTTCCCCTATCTGGTAACTGCACGTGAGGTCTTCTGTCTTTATGATACCTATCCTATCCATACCATATCACTTTTTTGAGTTTGAAGTTATCGTCGGAAAACGCGATGAAGCGAATAAGAACCCTATAGCATGCCTTAGGCTTTCCGTCCGGGTCGCTGAACAAGAAAAAGTGCTTGCCGTCTATGTCGAACCGGTCGTGCGGAAGCGGAAGGCGGCAGATGCAGTTCTCTACTGCCTTGAGCCGCACGGTGTCCGGATTCTGCTTCTTCCTGGAATATGGAAAGAAGTACAGGTGGAACGAACCGCCTGCTTTGCTCACGGCCTCGGCTCTTCTGAGCGCCGTCGCTCCGTCTATGGTCTCCATCTCTTTCATCGTGGTGCAAAGCTACTCGCTGCAATGCAGAATCGGTAGGACGAAACGCGCCAGGAGCACGACGGCACGCTCATATTTCCCGAAAACGGAGCGGCTGCAATGCAGAGCGAAAAACCAGCGGCGTCGGGCACTCGAAGCACGCGAAAAAATGAAGGCTCTGAAATTTTTGTCCCAAGGTTCAGAGCCTTAACGAATTAAGAGTTTTGAGAGCGGTCATGTTCCGCCTTCAGAGGCTGAAATTTCCTGTTCCGACGGCCGCCGTTTCGCCGGATTTGATACCCGGATAGTAGCTGGAGAACATTCCCCAGACCAAATATGTCAGCGCGGAAGGTATCTGTGGCGTGAGACCTGCCTGGAGTTCAATCGGAACTTTTTTCTCCGGGGATTTGTCGAGTTCTACCGGAGAACTGCCTGGAATCTTCTTGCAGCAATACATCGCGCTCACAAGGTTCGGGCACTCGTTGCTGTCGATACGAAGCTTCGGAAGTTTCCTTTCGCTTTCAGCAAGGAGGCGGTGCCAGAGTTTGTTGTGCTGCCAGTAGAAGATGGTAGCCTGTCCGAGCGACTTGAGTTCCACTCTCCAGCCGAACCGTTCGAGCTCCGCCTTCAACTCGTTCGCGTCCGTGTGGGTGGCGCGTCGTTCGTTGCGCTTGTTTCCGGCACGGTCATAATATAAATCAATTCTCTTGAATCTTGCAGCTTCTCCATAGAATGCGTTTACGGCCATCGCGAGATCCTGGATATCCTTCGGAGGATAGACGAAGAATTCCTTCATTATGCGCAGCATATTGTCTGTCTTGCTGAACTGTCCGGAGACTATTGAAGCGAAATTACCGGGGTCATAGCCGAGCACAATCTTTTCTGTGGGGTCATAATCCTTAAGATACGAAGCGTCGATGCGGATGTCGGATTTCAGGTTCAAGGAGTTCACGAGTGAACTGACGTATCCGTCGTCATAAGTGTGCCGGTCCTCGTCCCAAAGATCGAAGAAGAGGTTTTCACGGTTCTGTCCGGCAACGGAACAGATGGAGGTGAGAAACTCAGCGTCAGTTAAGGACTGCTTCATCGTCTTGAAATAATCGAGGCCGAGGACGTCGCGGTTCACGAACGTGGAAACTTGCATGAAAAGCGTCGCGTCTCTTCTCATGCTGTCGAGAAGCGGCTGCCATTTCGTGACAATCCGGTGGGCACGCGCATCGTCAGGATTGAGGGCGAGGTCGTAGAGGTAGCGATTGACGTAAATCGCGAGGTTGGCGATATCCGTGATGAGTTCGGAGTCCATCTCGTCCCTGTACTGGAGAAACCAGTTCTCCTCCCCCGCGAGCGAGCGCCCGATGTCGGACACACCTGTAATCCCTCCGTGAAGGTAGCTCCTATGGGCGGAAGATGAGTTTCCGAGCTTCGAGGTACGGAGGGCCGGGAATATGTCCCTTCGCATTCTGTCGGCTTTGGAATACTTCATCTCCTCCATGAAGATGTGGACAATAGAGGCACCGGCCACGGATTCGGGATGATCGACGGCTACAGTCTGAAGTACATGGCCGTTGGCAAAGACAATGCAGCGCTCCGGATGCAGCATCGGTGTGCGGGGTTTCGTAAAGTGTGCCGGCAGGTCTTTTTCGCCAACTACATAGTCAATGCCCTCTGTCATGAGAGGCCGTCCGTTCGGGCCGTCGGACTGAAACTTCGAGAGGACGGCGGGAATGACGTTCGTGAATAGGGCAACGAAGGACTTGTGGGTTATGATTGACTTTTCCCTCGGCATGGATGCAGCGACGCGGATGATTCTCGGAGCGGTGACTTCGGTGGTCTTTCCTGTTCCTCGTCCGGCCGCCATTATCAGGATTTTCGGATCAATCAGAGTCGCGAGCGCCTGTGCCGTGTTCTGATAGACGTCAAAGAGATTGGTTTCACTGGTCTTCCGGTTCATAGTCTTCCTGTGTTTCGGCGGTGGTTTCAACGGAAATTCCTGCATCGGCGAGAAGTCGCTGTTTTTCGGCCGGTGTGGTCTCAAGGCTGCCTATCATCTGCCGGAGCTCTGCATCTTCGCGTCTGCGAGCGATGTCCATAATCTTGCGGCTCTTGTAGCCTAGGTCTTCCGGTTTTACGGCGATATTGATAACGAAGGTCGGTGGCTGCCATCTGAAGTCTTGCTCCTGTCTTCTCGTCGTTCTGAGCTTGTGTGATTTCTCAATGCACTTCTGGGCGACCGCGAGTTTTCCTGATGCGATTGCGAGCGCCTGAAGCTTATCATACTGGTCGGCATAGACGGCATCCCATGCGGCCGCGCTGACGGGTTCGTCGACATGGAAATATTCAAGTGCGTCGTAGTAGATGCGCCGTGCCTGAGTATATGAAAGATCGGGGAAACAGCGGCGGAGTTCTTCCGTCGCAAGGGTCATGTTTGCTCCCTGAGTGTTGATTATTACGGAGCAGCGGTCCATCTTTACGATGTAGTCCTGCATGTCAACAGATATGACATCGCTTTTCTGGGTCTTGAGAAAGACCTGTATGTCCTCGACCTTGTATTCCCTCAATGTTTCAAGTCTGTCCGGTGTCATATTCCAAATAGTCTTTTGCGAAGTTCCTCAATCTTCCGTTTTTCTTCCCTGATAGCCGCAAGTGTCATCGCGTCTGCCTTCTGTGAACGGACGGCGGCTTCCTTGATGACGAAATCGAGGTCGGCGTTCTTCACGTCAATCTCGCTGTCGTCTGCGTTCAGACTCGGAGTCTCGTTGTCCTCCGGTTCTTCGATGGGGATTGACTGCCGGAGCCCGATTCTTTTCGTATTCATGCGGTGTTTTCTTTAAGGATTGTGAAATATGTGTCTGCAAGTGCCGTGAATTTGTTCAGGGATGTCTGGTCGCGGGCTTTCTGTTCCTTACTGCGACTGGCGGACTTGAGAAATGAGGTGTAGCGGGTGATGTTCTGGCGGATGTTCGCGTATTCCTGGAGAAAGGCTTCCGGATCGTCTTTCAGAAGCCTCCTGATGCGTTCCGCCTCGCTTTCCTCCCCGATGAGCGGATGCTTGCCGAGGAATTTCCCGCGGCGGTCAAAGCTTACGAGTTCGGAGATGCAGAGCTCGTGCCGGATGCTCTTCTGAACAATCTGTGCCAGAACGGACGACGGAACCTCCTCTTTGTCATCAATCTCTCCCAAAAGCTCCTGAAGGTCGCGATAAGTGTTGATGCGGTCCGAATACATAAGATCCGCAGTGCGGACATTCTTATCGTCAAGGTCTCTCCAACGGATATGAGGATATTCATCAGCCTTTGAAGTTTTTTTTTAACGGTCTGCACGAGATTGACAGCCATTTCTGCAATCGCCGGTTGCCTGTGAGGTATGGAGGTGACGGAATCCGTGATCTCCTCGATGGTGTAGTGTTCCAGAAGGCAGTACGCGAGATTGAACGCGAGCTTCCTTTTGTCGAGGATGACGACTGACGCCATCGGTGAACGCCTTGCCGCGAGCATCTTTCGGTATGTCTCTATGTTTTCCGGAACAGCAAGCTTAGCTGCCAGTTCGTTTCTTTGTTTTAGCGTGTACATCTTTCTTTCAATAGAAAGGGACCGGACTGGTTGGCGCCGCCCGATCCCAACGGAATGAGTAAATAAAATCTGTATGAATATGGTTTGCTTTCCTACGCTACCTTCATGTGTGGTCTACTCCGTGGCGGCAATCACTTCGAGCGGCTGGAAGAACGACTCATTCTTGAAGTGGAGCTCGATGAACTTGGATTCCTTTGCGGAGCGCGTGAAATCTGAGAGAACCATCGGGAAGTAGAGCCTTCCGTGGAGATATTTCTTCTTCGTGTATTTGTCCGTGTGGACTAGGAAGAAGCGGTCTCCGACATGATTCTCAACGAGCTTTCGGGATTCGACGGTGTCACCGACGACCATAGTGAACTCGTTGTTCACGGTCGAGGTTATGTCTCCCTTCTGCCCGGTTGACTGGTCTTCCTGTGTGTCGACGATTGACTTGAAGACCTTTGACGTCGCGGACTCCTTCATCGCGAGCGGAGTCGTGGTCATCACATTCTCGTCGATTGTCGGCGGCTTGCTGTAATCGACATCGTCCTCGCGGATGACTTCAACGTCCTGGTAGATTCTTTTGCCGGCTGTGTCGCGATCCGTGACTGCCGGTATGTCAACAAATGTCTGTACCTGTGGCATAATGATTCTGTTTGATTAAAGGGGCGGTCGCCCGCCCCGTGCTGAAAAGAAAGACTAACCGCGGGCTACTTCACGGAACTTGCCTGCCGCTTTGTCGTACCAGACCTCAAGCCACTCGCCTGCCGCAGCCGGAGACCACGCTGCCGAAATCTCGCTGAACTTGCCGCTCTTGGCAATCGTGGAGATGTTGGCCGTGCCGGCGGCTTCGATGCGATAGACTACGCCTTCCTTGGCATTCTCGATGTCGGTGATGGCGGTTGCCTTGGTGTTTTCGCCTGTAACGATGAGCATGGTTGCACCATTTGCCTTTGTCGCATCGGCGGCGATGGTTGCTGCCGGGAAGTTGCAGAATATGACCTGGGTCGTAGCGTCTGCCGCCTTGAGTTCGGCAATGGTGCCATAAGTCTTGCCGGAATAAGTTGCACCTGCTCCGGACTTCCAGATGCTGTAGGCAATGACGGATTCAAGATCCTGCTGGAACTGGATGTTGTAGGCTTCACCCGGCACATTCTCAAGGGTTACGAGGTTCCCAGGGAGGGCGGCGAAGATGAAGGTGAGCCAGCTCGGCATTCCAGGTACGAAGACAATCAGGTTGTCATAGTTCGGAACCCTAAACTGCACGCCGTCGAAGTTGGCGTTCTGGCCGTACTTAGTGGTGTACCACTGTTTGAACCATGGCTTGTGCTTCTCGTTCACATAGATGACATAGTCACCGGCGTTGCCATCGACGCGTGCGTGGATTTCAGCCGCGAAGGCTTCGAGGGTGTCGCCGATGCTGCTGTTCTCGTAGCTTGCGAGATTAGCGTCCATGAACGGAAGAATCTTCTTCTCGTTGTAGTAGCCGAGAATCCTGTGGACGATTCCGGTCGCGGCGAAAATGGCAGGGTTGCTTGCGCCTGCGGTTGGCTCGACGCGGCATCCCATGATGTTGCGCCTGATCTCCTCATTCTTGAGCTGCTTTGCCATTTCGAGCACGAGCCACTCAATGAGGGACCACTTCGGAGCTGACGATCCGGAGGTGTTGAGATAGGCGAGGTAGCACTTCTCGATGAACTTCATGTCATCGAACTTGTACTTGAACATCACGTCATGAACGAACGCCTTTTCCGGAAGGAAGGTCGTGTCACCCTTGAAGTTGTGTCCGGACTGGTAAGCCTGCGAGAGTTCGGTAAAGAGAACGTTCGTGAGAACGGCGCCGTCCTGGATGTTGGAAACACGAGGGAAGATGTTCGTGATGTCAGGCAGAGCGGCAATCTGAGCGATGAGGGCGTCCTGACGGCGCACGAAGTAGTGCTGTCCGAGGTCGTTGTCGTTCAGCGCACTGTAGTCCATAGTGGAGGACATAACGGCCTTGAGGCTGTTTGTTCTGCAAAGCTGTGCGTAGCGTTTTGCGAGCGCGTCAGTGTAGCTTCCGAAGTCGCTGCGGAACTCGTCTATTTCCTTCTTTGAAGGATCGGACTGAGGGAGAACTCCGGAAATGGCAATCCGGTTGTAGCGCTTCTCGGCCGCAAAGGTCGGATGCTGGATTCCGAACGCGTACTTGTCGGTGTGCGGCCCGTTGATGTCGATGATGCGCCTTGCGCTGTCTTCAGGAGTGTCGTTCTGGGCGCGGCTTGCGAGGGTGCTCATCTGCTCCTTGATTGAGGCAAAGCCTTCCTTGATGGCGGAGGTGAGCTCGGATGCGCTCATGGTCTCGGAGTTTTCCTTTCCGAGCATGGCGGCAAGCTCCTTGAGTCCCTCTTCCATCGCCTTGGCGTCCTTCAGCGTCGCCTGCTCTTTCTCGTAGGCCTTGAAGTCGTCCTCAAACGAACTTCCGGCCGTGTGCTGATAGGCTTCGCGAAGAACCTTGTACTCTGCCGCCGTAAGGGTCTTGGCGGAGAACTTTTCGGCAAGGCCTACGGATGCGAGGGCTGCCTTGAAATTCTGGAGAAATCTGTTCATTTCGTTAATTGTTAATGTTTATGGAGTATATGCTGTCGTCGGGTGTCTGTGTCTCGGCGTCGATTTCCTCAATTACCTCGTCGATGGTCATGATTCCATCGATGAGTCCCTCTCCCTGAGCATCGGCTGCAAAATAGAGTTTGCCTTTCAGGGCGTCGCTATCCTCTGCGATGTCTGGACGGGCCGTGCGTACATCGTCGATAAACCTCTTTGCAAGAGGATCGAGTCTTTCGCGGATGTATTCCTCTGGATGTCCGTTCAGCACATCTTCCTGAACCTTGTTCTTCAGGGGCGAGTAGGATGAGCGAACGGCCGTAACCTTGATGCCGAATTTCTCGTTAAGGCCGGAATCGTCCACGATTTCGGCCATCGCGCCTATGCAGCCGATGTCACTGAAGATGCTCCGCGCATAGATTTTTCCGGCTCCTGTGGCGATGTAGTAGCCGGCGGACGCGGCTATGCTCTCGACGAAAGCATAGACTGGTTTCTTCATGGCGCGGACGGCCTCGAACGCCTCCGGAACTCCGAACGCCTCTCCGCCGGGAGAGTCTATGTGCAGCAGGTGCGCCTTGATCGCGGGATTCTCGTCGGCAGCCCTGAGGTCGTCGATAAACTTCTTTGTGGAGAAATAGTACCAGTGGTCGTCGTAACGAATGATGCCGAACACTGGATGGTAGGCAATGGAGCCGGAGACCGTATCGTCTCCGGCAAAATCCATTGTCAAATGTCCGGCACTTTCCGAAGAGAGCTGCTTCAGAAAGTCCGGACGAGTGGGGGTGTCTGCTTTTGGGCACCTGAGGTAATGAGAGGCTGCGAGGCTACATTCGTCTGATATGAATCCTATAGTGGGTTGCTTATCTGGCATATCGTTCTGTTTTTCTGCAAAATTATATGCCGGAAAGGGGCTTTTATAGGACTAAAGAGCGGCGGGAACGGCGGTGTCGAACGACGCGGAGACGACGAACATGTTGTAATATGAGCTCACCGTCAATATCGGAAGTTCGTCTGCGTTGCCTATCTTGGTGACACTTCCGTCCGAATTGACTATTGCTACACCTGCACGTAGTCCGTTCCATTTTCTTGCACAAAAATTCGATGTTATGCCCCTGAATGTCTGGCTCCATAGGGTTCCGCTGTCAGAAATCGATGGTTCCTGACTAAAATCTACCTTGTTGGCGCTCCGGAACACTTCTCCGACGTCCGAGAGTTGCTTCGCCGAAGATGCCTGTAGAAATAAGTCCAGGTCTTTCTCCCGGACGAGGATGAATGTGTATGAAATATCCTTCATTTTGATGTGATTTTTTGAGACGTGAGGAGACGCAAAAATAGTTGAAAATCAATGAATTTCGTGTGACATCGGGAGGCGCGTTTTTCCTACATTTCGGATGCTTTTTTCAGTGCGAGGCGGTCTTCGCAGGACCTTCGGAATCTGTACCAGTCCTTCCTGAGCATATCGTATGTCAGCGCGTCGTCCATCTCGACATTACGGTCGTTGCAGAACTCCTCGATGGCGTCCTTGATACTGAGGTCCGGGTTGTTGCCGAGGGCGCCACTCATATATGACCTATAATCCTGCTTGAATCCGCGGACTATGTAATCGGACACCGCCTTCTGGCCGTCCTCGCTGAGATGGCAGCGAAAGAGCACGTCGGAATGCCGGATGATTTTTCCGGATGCGATGTTGTAGATTTTCCTGTGCTTCGAACTGTAGATGGTAATGTGGATGTAGGTGGATTCCGGGTTCAACGGAGGAAGCCCGTCCCTGGGAACGAGGTCGAGGTTTGCCTTGACAGTTGCCCAGAGAAGGGAGTGGTATTCGGGAACGACCACGTCGGAGTCGGCGTTGATTCCACGGATGTAGTCCCGGATGTATTTAGGCACCCTTACAGGCACCGTCATTCTATCTTCCATGTCGCCGCAAATTTATGGGTTAGCGTTCATTTCCGGTCGGACGGCTCCGGCCGTCACAAAGTTCGGCATTTCGGAGGGAAAAATGAGCCTTTTTGTAGAATTTTCTTGAGATTTCTTGAAAGAAGAAGAGCATTCCTTAACGACACCCCCTTGTAAAAAATCGCACTTTTTACCGTGCTACAGTGCTGACCTTTGGAAACCTTTGATTTTCAACTATTTAGTCAGCACTCTTGCAGCACTGTAGGATTTTTGACCTTTCAGCACGGTCAGCACGGTAAAATTTTGTGATTCGTGCTGATTTCGTGCTGATTATCCCATTGTCGTTCAATACGTTGCGAGCATCAGCACGAACGCACGATTCTTTTACATAAAATAAGGAGGGGTCTTTCTATAATAAAGAAAAAATAACTAAATAAGTGCGCAACTCTCAGCCGTTCAACTTCTTACACTTCTTGCAAGAGTTCTCCAGTTTTCTTGTTTTTGTTAAAAAAGTTGGGGTAGCGGGGAAGAACAGTGCTGGAAGAGTGCTGAAAATCCAGCACTGTAGCCAGCACTAAAACAGTGCTGACAACAGTGCTGAGGCAAAAAACGGCCATTTTCCGAGCAAAATCGAAGTGAAAATGCACCGTTTTTAACCTAAAATCGCCCCGTTTCCACTCAAGAAAACAGGGCGATTTTGTCAAGAAATGTAACTATTCGGCAAAAGCGGGATTGACGCGGCGGGAGAAGTCGGGGTCGCTGTCGATGCGGTCGATAATCTGCATCGCGGCCGCGAATGGATTGCGGCTCCTGGCATGGGCGACGCGGACAACTCCGAGCGCCGGAGAGGAGAACACGCGGATGGTGTAGATCGGGCGGTCCCATAGGCGGCGGGTAATGAGCTTCGTCTTGAAGATGCCAGGATAGAGGACCTTGAGGGTGTCGACTGCCTTCTCTGCTTCGGCGGTTGTGAATGAAGAAGTGGCCTCGTTGGAGACAGTTGCCTGATTGTAGGCTGTTGTGTTTTTGTGGAGCATAATAAAACGTACATTAAAAAGGGCACTCACCGTCAGGAGGCTCCACAAAAACGTACCTTTAGGAATATTCTTGCTCACGCCATTTCTGGCGTGATCTCCTTGTATGAGTGCCTTAAATTCAAAGTTTAACGCAAATCGCTAACACGATGCATTTAAAGGTACTATTATTTGTAGAGCACCGCAAAGTTGCACAACATTTGCAAAAAATGCAAATCTTTTTGCAAAAACCAACAAAAACCCCCGGATCTCTCCGAGGGCGGACGCCTGTGTGAGGTTTACCAAACAATCACGCAAATATGGCGTCGAGGTCTTGCAATATGCTGTGGAATCCGTTGCGGATTCGTTCTTCCTGGGCCTTTCTTGGCTTTGTCCCGTGTGCATACGCCCAAAGCTGCTTCTGGGAGATACCTGTAACCTTCTCGAGGGTAGCGAGTGAGAACCAGCCCTTGCTGAGGTAGTATTCCATAAGGCTCTGCGCATCGAGCGTGTATGAGATTGTGAAGTCCTCGTCCAGAAACTCCGGATACTTGAAGCCCTCTTCCTTGGCAGTGGCCTTATAGAGTTCCATCTGCTGAAGCATATCAGCCTTGGCCGCCTCGATAGTGTCTCCCATTCCGGAGAAAATCTCGTTCTTGCAATAGACGGAATATGTGCCGTCCGATGCCCTTTCAATGATTGCCGAAATCTGTTTCATATCATTCCGCGTTTTTGAAGGAAAGGGGCTTATTTGAGCCCCATATCCTTGCTGATTTTCTTAACTATTCCCGTTCCCATCTCTTTGGCTCCGTGGTAAGGAACTGGGTAAGTTCGGGAGCCTTTCTTGTAGATTACGTGGCTGCCTGCTTTCCTCAAGTATGTCCAGCCGTTTCGCTCTATCCATCTGTGAAATTCGTCTGACTTCATATTGCGTGTTGTTTGGTATTGCAAAGGTAGTAAAATTTCTATTATCTGCAAACTATTTTCATAGAAATTTTGCTATGAAGTACGAAACATTACGCGGCGGGAGAAGTCAGGGTCGCTGTCGATACGGTCAATAATCTGCATCGCGGCCGCGAATGGATTGCGGCTCCTGGCATGGGCGACGCGGACAACTCCGAGCGCCGGAGAGGAGAACACGCGGATGGTGTAGATCGGGCGGTCCCATAGGCGGCGGGTAATGAGCTTCGTCTTGAAGATGCCAGGATAGAGGACCTTGAGGGTGTCGACTGCCTTCTCTGCTTCGGCGGTTGTGAATGCGGTGTTGCCAGTGTGGAGCCGTGGCTGCTGTTCATTAGTGGTACGCATAACTAAAATAACAAAAACCCCTCTGTTGCAGGTCTGCGTACCACATACAAGCCTTGCGGCGGATGCTGTCACGGCTTTCACCTATGACGACCATACAGAGGGGCAAAATCTCTATAATAATGTCAGCAATCTATGTTACGGGAATAAGTCGTTGCCGCAAAATAGAAAGCCGTTGTATGTAAGTACGCACTGCAAAGTTGCACAACATTTGCAAAATATGCAAATCTTTTTGCAAAAACCATAAAACTACTTGAATACACGTTTCATGATGCAGTGAACAACGCCATAGGCGTCGCCTTCGATTGTGTATGGGTTTGTGTGTCGAATGTCGTGGAAACGCCCTAGTTTGCTCGTCCATTTTCCGCAATCTTTTCCCTGTGTCAATTCCCTGGCCGCATGAGTACACTCCGTGGTTCCCTGTTTGGTATAGAGTGCAATCTTCTGGAAACCATCCTCATGTTCCCAAGAATCACAAAGTTCATATCCTTTCTTCCGGAACGCGCTGATGAAGTTTGAGACGTCGTCGCTAGAGTTCTCGTCCGGCCAGTAGGTGAATCCGTCGGCAATCTTCATTTGGGTACCACCGGGCCACATCCAGCGGTCAAAATAATTGTAAGCCCACGCAATGCAATTATAATCAGGCGTGTCCGGACTTGTTATCCTGAAGTCTGGATCTTTACTCAATTTAGGAAAGCATTGTAGCAGGAAACTTAATTCTTCAGCGCTTTTACCCATAACTTGCAGGCCTCGGTGATGGTTAATTGTCTGTTGTTGGATATTTTTGCGCCGTATATGAAGTTCAGCGCCCATACCAATGGAGACGGCTCTTTTTCTATAATCTCAACAATGAAAGGCACGGCGACCTGCCCCATCTGCACAATAGCCCGGAAATCGTTCTGATTAACAATTTCTTTGGCGGAAGATGCGAAAATGGTCTTTGTTTTCCATGAATTATAACGGGCATCGAATTTCATCTTGTCTATGAACGGATTACGTTCCAAGCCCTCCTGGATATAGTTCTCTGTCGTGTGGTCTCGCAATACTGATGATATGGAACTGAATTGGTCAGAATCCGAATACAACAAATTGCCGGAAGACAGCGCAATGCCGGCAGCGATCGTTACCACATTAAAATCCTTTCTTATGTTCGTTATCTGCATAGTTCCAATGTTTCTTCAGTTATATTTCCAAAGAAGATGTCGTCCTCGATATTTTTCAGCCTGTTGTATGAAGATGAAATGAATTCCGGTTCAAATATGCTGTTGCATCGATAGAGTGTGTCAATGTCAAGAAAATAGATGGACTTTCCACCAACCTCCGTCATATCGTGCGAAACAATCGCGTATGAATCCTCGTCAATATTGAAGTTTACCTTAAAGGAGAATTTTGAGACGGGGTATGACAGGGCATCTGTTCCGTGGGCTGTGGAAATCAGCATTCTGAAATATCGGCTCGGGTCGTCGAAAGACATAAACTCGAACCGGTTGATGAATCTGATTGACATCCTCGTTATTATCCGACGCTCAAGCAAGTCCCGGAAGATATCGATGCACTTAAACGCATTTCCTTTGAACTCATCCCAGCTCTTGTATTCAGCCTCGTCCGTGAAAGTGATTGTTCCCTCACTTAGATTCAATTTAGTTTTCTGATTAGACGAGAAGTACACGTACCCCGTGGCTCTTGAGTTTGCCGTCAGTGTCGTCGGGCCGACTTTCAGCCCAGTATTTGGCAAATCGATGTCTGCGGCGAATGTGCTCTTCTTGTGCGGAAATAGTCGGCTTATTTCTGCGTCGTATTTGTCGAAAACGGCAATGTCAATGTCAGACATATCGAATTTCATCTGCAAAATTGCCACGGCAATCGGTGCCTTTGTAAGTGTTGGCCTTTCTTTTCCCATAAATTCAGAAGACATTTCGTCTACAAAGTTACAAAAACATTGAAATATTTTCAGAAAATGCAAATCTTTTTGCAGAAATCGCAAAGAATGCTATTATAGTTGATGAGCGCATTAGAGATTCCGCGTGCCGGATTTGCGCGGTTTCAGGCGTGCGGTGTTGCGGGCGCGGAGTTCGGCGCACCAGGCGTGCCACTCGTCGAGGCTGGCTGGTTCACGGCGGAGAAGTTCGGCGGCCGGGTCGGAGAATGATATGTTGATTTCACCCTCGATGTAGAGCAGGCAGACAAGACCGATGACGAACTCCGGATTCGACGCTCCGCTGCCCTGGAGAGGATTGACCCATTCCATCATCGGAAGCTCCGAAATCCAGTTGATGTACGGCTGTCGGAACTTCTCGATGTGTCCGCCATACTTCACGACAAACGCCGCCTTTTTCGAGGCGGTGTCGAGAAGGTATGGGCGGTTGTCGGTCATATCCTGTTAGTCAGGCAAGTCCCCGTCGAGATTCAGGTCAAAGACAGGGTCATCAAGGGAAGGAATCTCAATTATCGGGGAGGAATCCGGAACGCCGGGGCAAGTCCGTGTGCCGTTGAAGAAGTCGCTGTTGCCGACGGTGAAGTATTCGATGCCGTTGCGTTTGTTGTCGAAAACGGGGCGGCCATCCTTGTCGAGCTTGACATACTTTCCGCAAACTGGGTCAAAGAACTCCGGATTGAAGATATAGTCCCTGTAACGGCAGTATTTGATGAGCTTCTGCTTGAATGTCTTCGGGCTGTAGTAGGCGCGTCTTGACGGTCCCACATATTCGAGAAGCGAATCGTATATCTCCTGGCGTCTGAGCTCATGATTGACGTGTTCAGGCGCTGAGAAGTACTCATCTGCCCAGAGGATGTATTCGTCGCCGATGTCCTGCTGAAGCTTTCTTATGACGAGTCTTTCGTCCGGAACCGGAACGTAGCCGAAGCGGAAATATATCTGTATGCACTGGGCGACGAAATTCCAGAAAAGCTCAAACTGCTCGTCATCCCATTCGTCGAAGAAGAGGTTGCCGAAATCGTCAGTCGGCTTATGGGTGTCGTTGTAGTAGTCGCTGAACGCGAGAAGCCACTGTCTGTCCACGAAGGACGAGCCATCACCGCTGATGGAGTGGTTGGTCGTGAGATAGATTTTCGGAGACTTCTGGAACGGAAGGATGAACGGCCGCTGGCCTTTGGCGTTAATCGGCCAGTCGCCGGTGATGAGCGAGAACAGAAGCTCGAAGTCGAAATCCCTCATGGCGTCGTCGATGAACACGATGTTTGTCTTCTCGTCGATTCCGTCCCAGATGAAGGCGTTGTTCATCCTCCCGGAGAACTCCTTTCCGTTGTAGTGGCGCGTGGTTGTCACGACCTTGAGGGCTTCACCGAAAAGCGATTTTCCGGAGCGCCCGTTGGAAACTCCGAGGTCGGACTGCTTTCCGTCCATTCCGATGACCGCCTTGCTGACGGATTTGTCCTTAGCGGCCACGCAGAGATAGCCGAAAGCGCTCAGCTTTGCCACGAGGTGCTGGGCGTTGTCGAGAAGTTCCTGGGGTTCCGGGGCTTCCTTTCTCCATGTGAAATTGCTCGCATTCTCCAGGAAACGCAGAAAATCGCATTTCTTTCCCGTGTCGGTGAGCGTGTAGGTGAAGTGTCCCTCAGGGTCTTTGCTTATGTCGATAAGGCTCGGCAGCTGCCGGGCCTTGTAGTCCTTTATCTGTGTTTTCCAGATGTTGAAGTTCATCTGGGTATATTCCCTCCGTTCGATTTCGTTTGCAGCCACCTGCCACCAGCAGTCCTTGAAAAAAAGGTGCTGCCTTCCCCGTACCGGGCGGTCGAGGTCGGAATGAAAGAAGTCGAGCATAGTGAGTTGTTGCGGTCCGAGGTATTGCGTGCCGCCACGGTAGATGAGCTCGAGGATTTCTTTTGGCAGCGTGTCTTTGGTGAACTCCTTAACGAAATTTGCGATTTCCCACGGCTCCACGACCTTCATTATCGAGTTCTCGACCTGTATAAATTCATAACCCCCGTTCTCCTTCAGATGCCTGTAAAATCCGTGATGTTCAAGAAACAGTTCGGCACCGGTATATTTGAAGTAGTATTCCACATCTTCAGTTCCTTTGCGCTTGCGCACCGTCCAAAATTCCTCTTCCTTCTCGATGGGTTGTGCTGGCTCAAGGTTGCCGGCGTCATTGAAACGCATCTTGCGGCTGCCTATCTTGAACTCCGGAAGATGCAGGAGCTGTTCCTTGTAGTAGCTACAGAATGCTTGAGTGTCGTTCAGACGGAAAATCTCCGCAATCTTGGAATCCGGAGAGGTGGTAATCTTGTGGAACTGGACATATTTGCCCGTGAGGTCCTTTTCATTCAGGCAGGTGTTGATGTCCCTGAGCAGCTCGTCTTCCTTTCCTTTCAGCGCGTCGGCCAGAAGGTCATCGATGCCTTTGTCTCCGGAGGCGTTCTTCAGAACATAGCCGAAATATATTTCAAGATAAATACCGCGGTTCTTCACGCGGTTGAAATACTCCTTGTAGTTCTTGACGGCCGAGAAGAAACATTTAGGCCGCCGATCTACAGGATCATCGACGGTTATCTTACTGGTGAGGTCAAAGCAGTCGCTATCGAGCAGGAAAACAACTTCCTGGACATGGCAGGTCTCGATGAGTTTCACAATTTCTTCCGGAAGAGTCCCTTTGTAGCCGAGATTCTGAATTCCGGACACGGCCACGCTCATGATGCCGTGCTTGCAGGCCTTCTCCGCTTTCTTTTCTCCTTCCTGGATGAACAGACGCGGAATGTCGGCGTGCCGTCTGTAGAGGTCACGAATTTTCTGCGGAATGTAGATGAACGTCGGCGAGCCGGACGGGGAACGGTACTTTATCGGACGGCCGTTTTTGTCCGTGTGCTCTTCCGGAAACTGGTAACGCACGCGGAAATATTCGCGTGGCGTCGAGGTTTTATCCTTATCGAGCGTGTAGGTGAGCGGATAGCCGTCGAGGTCGAAGTAACGGATTACTGAGTCGTCACCATCGACGATTTCACCGCGGCTGTTGACCGTCCCACTCTTGAACGCGCAGACTTTCTTCGTGACTGTGGAGTCGGTGCTGTCATAGACTGTGGCCATAGTGTCGTCCGGAGTGAGTCCTGAGCCGGCGAGCATGGTGTCGTTGAAGCTTATAGGTTTCTTCTTCGCGGACGGTTTCTCCTTAGGCTGTTTCCGCACAGGCTCCTCGTACTCGACGAGCATTCCGAAATAGTTTGCCAGCCATTCGATTGCGTCTGGAAACGACATCTTCTGGCCGGACATTAGGTAGTCTATAGGGTATTTCCCGGCGAGGGCGTTGCAGTTGAAGCACTTGAAAAGGCTCTTTCCGGGAGTAATCACCAGCGAGTGTTCAGAACCGCACAAGGGGCAAGCCGTTTTCCAGCTTGCACCCTCTTTTCGCGGTTCCTGGCCAAAGGCCCGGATGACTTCCAACAGACAATCCTTTCCTTTCGATCTCTCGATGACACGGGAGACGAATTCTTCTTTTATCTTGGGCATAGTGTTATTCTTTTTTCAGTCTTTTCTTCTGAGCGTTCTTTCGATTCGGACGGATGTCCGGCATCGTGTCGGACGGACTGCGTTGTCAATGTCTGAAAGTCCAGGAATGATGACGACCAGAAGCACGAGGGCGTACAGGCGTTTCCTGAACTCTTTCAGCGGGCAAAGCCTCTTATCGACACCGTAGTAGTGACAGAACCACCATGCGGAAAGTTCGCTGGCCTTGCCGATGTGCAGTTTGGCGTATATGTCGCGCGTGATGTTCTCCACCGTCCGGAGCCTGATTTCCCGTCCTCCGTACATCTCCCTGAGGAGGGTGGGCACTTCCTTCTTTGCCGCGCCCCAGGCGAGTAGTTCGCCGACCTGCATTTCCCGTTCTGTCAGACACGGCATTTCGTTAGTTGCCCCAAACGTCGGTGATGCCATATTCCGCAAAAAGTTCTTCGATTATTCGACCTTCTGACATCCTTGGCTCTACTTCTCCAGACATTTTGCGATAAATGGTCATGTCCTTTATCCCAAGCCTCTCGCAAAGCTTCTTTCTGAAATCTTTGATGTCCTTCTGTGCCAGCTGATCGTAGCCTTTTTTGAATGAGAATCTATTGTCCATAAGCACTTTTTGTTATTTGTTTCATTGATTATTACACTTATCTTTGTTGCATATTCTGCAAAAAGTTTTGCAAAAATATATAAAACATCAAGAAATATCAAGAATATTCTTGAAAATATTTGAGAAATTAACGGAATGGTTATGGAAAACAATGGAGCACGCGAGCGGATGAAGGAGTTCGCTCTGAGCAAGGAAAGGTCTGTAATGGAATTTGAGCGTAAGACAGGAATCGGTCGCTCCTACATCGCCTGTATCTCGAAGTCGGTGATGGCAGACAAAGGCAAACTCATCAAGGCCGTTTATCCGGATTTCGACCTTCAGTACATCAATACGGGCGTAAAGGCGGAGAGCGCAACGGAGAGCGAATCTGACAAGGCGGTGAAAGATCTCCTCAAGGAGATTCGCAGGACGAATGCATATCTGAAAGAGATAGCCGGCTATTTTGCGGAATTGAGGACGGCTCAGAAAGGTGAAAAATAGCGCTATGGAGTTGCCGTTTTCGAGACACAAACGGGACATTTCGGACATCAAAAAAGCCCTAAAAAGTTGGCGGAGAGCGCTTTACTCTCCGCTGTGCCGGCACTGAAACGGGACAAAAATACACGAAAAAAGGCTAAAAACGCCAATTTTCGACAATAATAGTACCTGATTATGAATAAGTTACAAAATTCTGAGCCGCTCGCAAAAATCCCTCACTCTCCGCAAAGACCTGAGAATCAGGGAGTCGCCCTCGCAATAGCGAGGGCGTTTTGTTAAGTGGAGGTCGCCGTTGAGAGCTCGCTCTCATAAGGCGACCTCCACTTAACAAAACCACACCCGGCAAGGGGTGTGAGACTCCCTGTTGGCAAGGCCTATGCAAGGACCCCGCCGGGGCGATAGGGAACCGCGACCAAAGGGAGCGAATCCCGTCCTCTTTCTGAGTCAATAAACTTCAAGTATTATCAAAGAGGCTGACCCAAAAGTTCCGAAGGGACCGTGCCGGGGGCGCGAGATACCCCTAATAGGGGTCGCAGACGATATATGCAAAACTTGAAAATCAACCGTATCGCCCCATTCGGGGAATGGCTGCGGGACCGGAAAATCAATGAGGGAGTCAACCCTGACACTAATGTCAAAGACAGGCACAGGCAGAACAATGTCTATGGCTTTACAGAATATACTGAACTTCTACAGGAAGCTTACAAACTGGTTTTCTGTTGAGACAGACCACACAATCAAACAACATACTTTATACTTCAAACAACTGGACGGACTTCGGCCCGCCCTCTTCACTATCTGTGAGGTCCT